CGAAATTGATAAGAGTGTGAGACTCAACAGCGATTCAACCTCCAGTTTCCAAGGCGATGTTATATTCAGAAGTAGTAAAAAGTAACAAAAAAGTAAGCTTCGAATTAAAGTCTAGAGAGGCGGTAGCCCTCACCAATTCCCTCTGTGACAAGTTCATTGCACAGTACGGTAATAGTCCAGGTATTAAACCAACCAAAGATACAAGAGGATATGAGTATAGTTTGGGTAAAAACATGATGAATACTGATCCTGCAGTTCGCAAGGCGATGAAATTATATGACCGTAGTATGTATGATTCCATTAAAGGGTATTCAAAAGCACCAGAATTATCCTTGACGCTTGATACTTTAGCTAAATATTCTAGATACCAAGCCGATAAAAGGTTTAAGTCTGAAAAAGAAATTAGATGTTGGAAAAGAGCAATTGCACAAGCAAAGCAAAAATTTCAATTTTCTGATTTGATTGCATTTGATAATACTCCAGTGTTACAAGAAATGGAAAAATCAACAGCTGCTGGTTTCTCTTTCCCCGGAAAGAAGAAGTCAGAAGTCATTGATGAAATTGGCTCAATTGCGGCGTATATGAGACACAACATACAAGATGATCGTTTTGTTTATGTTCCACCAGCGAAACTGGCACAGCGTGGTCACCTTCATGATGCTGAAAATCCAAAATCGCGTCCTGTTTGGGTTTACCCTGCAGAGATAATTGTTTTGGAAGGAAAATTTGCTATACCATATATTGAACGTTTGAAATCTACTAAGACGGTTTTAATCGGTGAAAATTCAATGTATCACTTAATCCAATTGTTGAATGGTATTGTTAAAGATGATGATACTATGTCCGCATCACTTGATTGGTCGGCATTTGATTCGTCTTTACCAAATTGGCTTATTGATGAGGCTTTTAAGATAATTAAAAACTCATTTAACTTGGGTTATACCTACAACTTGATTCAGGGAGTACATACAACTAAGAAGAAAGGTAAAGATGAGAAAGCTAAGGCGGAAAATAGTGCAATTGCAAATGGAAAGCTTTTTGATTGGTTGACGACTAATTTCAAAAAGACAAAAATTATGTTACCTAACGGTAAGATACTTAAAAAGATGCACGGTATCCCTAGTGGAAGTTATTTCACTCAGGCGGTCGGATCTATTTGTAATTACATTGTTGTTTGTTTTCTCATGTATATGATGGGTATTGAGGATTTTGAT